GGGTCTGCCCTAACGCAGATTGTTCACTCAATTCCGGGCTGGAGTAAGTGATGCCTTCAAGCAGCAAGAAGCAGCATAATTTTATGGAAGCGATTGCACATTCGCCATCGTTTGCTAAAAAGGCGGGAGTCCCACAATCCGTGGGGCAAGATTTTGCAAAGGCCGACAAAGGTCGTAAATTTTCTAAAGGTGGTGATATGGCTGAATCTAAAGCGATGGCAAAGAAAGAAATTTCTTTCATGGAGAAAAAAGGCGCACCCAAGTCCATGGTCAAACATGAAAAAGCTGAATACGGCATGAAAAACGGAGGCATTGCCACTTCTTTAAAGGCCCATGCTTCTGCGCCTGCTTCTAAAGCACATGCGGGTATGAAAAAAGGTGGTACTGTTGGTACTACCAAGATGGGCGCAGTGCGTACTGCGTCTCCAAGCCGTGATGGTGTTGCTGTTCGCGGCAAAACCAAAGGCACAATGGTTAAGATGAACTACGGCGGAAAATGCTAAGGAGCTAATCATGGGTGCAAGTACTACAGCAGCAGGAATGAAGAACTACAAACCCCGTCGTCCAAATGTGACGATTGATGATGTAGTTACACCTGAAATTAGGGCTAAGCGTAAAGCTATGATGGAAGACGCTGCGGATGAAGCAGCACAACCTATGCTAGAAAAAGCCTACGAGAGCGCACGTACTACCATGAAAAAAGGTGGCTCTGTTTCTTCAGCCTCCAGTCGTGCTGATGGTTGTGCCGTTCGCGGTAAAACGAGAGCATAAATCATGATGGCAAGCCGTGGGATGGGGGACATCAACCCCAGCAAAATGCCAAAAGGCGTGAAGAAAGCGCGTCGGGATAACACCGACTTTACGCAGTACGCCGAAGGCGGGCCTATTGGCCTTTACGCCAACATTAACGCTAAACGTAAACGCGGTGAGAAAATGCGTAAGCCCGGGCAAAAAGGCGCACCCACGGCTCAAGCTTTTATTGACTCTGCAAAGACGGCTAAAACATGACCACTACCGGCTCAACGCTCTTTAATCTTGACTTCACGGAAATTGCCGAGGAAGCGTGGGAGCGTGCGGGCCGGGAGATGCGGTCTGGTTATGATTTGCGCACAGCCCGTAGGTCTATGAACCTGATGACCATCGAGTGGCAGAACAAGGGCATTAACATGTGGACGATGGAGCAGGGTTTCATCAACTTAGTTCCGGGGTTGGCTACATATGCACTACCTGTGGATACGATTGATCTGTTAGAACAGGTGATCCGTACAGGACAGAACGCAGCTTCTACGCAAGCAGACCTGACCATCACACGTATTAGTGTTTCTACCTATGCCACTATTCCCAACAAGCTGCAGCAAGCCAGACCTATTCAGGTTTGGATTCAACGTTTGTCTGGGCAGGTTAACCCCACAGACTCACTTTTAGATGGCGCTTTAAGTGCCACGGCTACCACTATTACGTTAGATACCGTATCTGGTTTGGCTGGATCAGGCTTCATCCGGTTAGATGAAGAAGATATCTATTACACGTACATTACTGGGACTGTTCTAGGCGGTGTGTATCGGGGTCAGAACAACACAACGGCTGTTTCTCATTTAACGGCTACGGCTGTATTTGTGCCGCAACTCCCTGCGGTAACGGTCTGGCCTACTCCTGATAACTCCACAACCTACCAATTTGTATACTGGAGACTGCGCCGGGTTCAGGATGCTGGGGCTGGTGTAGAGACTGCCGATTTAAACTTCCGCTTTTTACCGTGTGTTGTGGCTGGGTTGGCGTATCACATAGCGGTCAAGGTTCCTGAGCTTATGCCAAGAATCCAGATGCTCAAGCAGATGTACGACGAGACTTTTGAGATTGCTGCCGGTGAAGACCGGGAGAAGGCTGCGGTGCGCTTCGTCCCACGCCAAATGTTCATTGGTGGTAGCTGATGGGAAATAGGTTTGCTTCTGGCAAGATTGCTATTGCGATGTGCGATAGGTGCGGGGAGCAGTTTAAGTTAAAGTATCTCAAGACTGAGATTATTAAGCAGCGTAAATATCAGTTGCTGGTCTGTCCTGAGTGCTGGGATCCGGATCAGCCGCAGTTGATGCTAGGAACATTCCCGGTGGATGATCCACAGGCTTTGAGAAATCCCCGTAGGGATACGACTTATGTTACTTCTGGTGTAAATGCAGCAGGTAACTTGTCTGGTGGTTCTAGGGATATTCAGTGGGGCTGGAATCCGGTGGGTGGATCGAGGTTTTTTGATGATGGACTGACACCAAATTATTTGGTGGCAACGACATTTGTTGGTACAGTAACGGTATCTTAAGGAGTTTGAACATGGCATATACAAGATCAGCAGACGGTGTTGCTAAACAAGGCAAGACCAAAGGCAAGAATTTAGGCGATAGCGGCCCAACAGTGGCTATTATGAATGGCCCTGCAAAGCATACCGTTGGTAAGCTGAACAAAGACATGAAGACCATGGGTCGTGGCTTGGCTAAAATTGCTAACCAAAAGCGGGGTTAATCATGGCTACATACAAACAACCTGTCAAAACAGCGCCTGCTGTTAATAGCAGACCCAACGCAGACGAGGCTGGTAACGTCAATATGAGTGTTGGCAACATTGTGCGTAGAGAGCCGCATCCAACTAAAACCACGGGTGTTGTCACTCGCGGTAATGGCGCAGCGACTAAAGGCCGAGTTGCTAGAGGCCCAATGGCATGAATTACGCCCAGCTTGTTGTTGCAGTTTCTGACTACTGTGAGAACACGTTTCCCACGGTGGATATGGATGTCTTCATCAGGCAGGCGGAGCAGCGGATCTATAACACTGCGCAGCCAGCAAACTTACGTAAAAACGTAACGGGTGTTCTGACGGCTTCAAACAAGTACCTTCAGTGCCCTGCTGACTTTTTGTCGGTGTACAGTCTTGCAATCTATCCTACGGCTGGTGGTGATTATTTGTATCTTTTAAACAAAGATGTGAACTTCATGCGGGATGCATATCCCAATCCCGCCTCAACGGGTAAGCCAAAGCATTACGCCATATTTGGCCCACGTTCAGATAATGTGAACGAGTTGTCGTTTATTCTTGGCCCTACGCCAGCCATTGCATACAACACAGAGCTTCATTACAACTACTACCCAGAGTCCATTGTGACCGCCAGTACAACTTGGCTTGGTGATAACTTTGATTCAGTCCTGCTGTACGGAACCATGTGTGAGGCATTGACCTACATGAAGGGCGAACCCGATATGCTCAAGCTGTATCAAGACAGATACGTTCAGGCTATTGCTCTGTACAAAAACCTTGCAGACGGCAAACAACGGGCCGATGCATACCGCGATGGTCAAATTAGAGTGGCTGTATCGTGATTGTTCAAACCCAGACCACATCGTTCAAGGCGCAGTTGTATCAAGGCATACATGACTTGACTACGGATGTTATCAAGATTGCGCTGTACACGGCCTCTGCCAACTTGGATGCGGATACAACGGTGTATTCATCTACGAATGAAGTTCCAAACACGGGCACTTACGTTGCTGGCGGGGCGATATTAACGCCTATTACAGTAGCTTCTTCTGGGTACACGGCGTATGTGGGCTTTCCTAATATTTCGTGGACAGGCGTTATCACGGCTCGGTGTGCGTTGATCTATAACGTCACCAAGGGCAACAAATCTATTTGTGTTTTGGATTTTGGGTCAGATAAAACTTCCAGCGGCACATTTACAATCACCATGCCAGCTAACTCAGCAACGGCAGCACTTATTCGTTCTTCTAATTAAGGAGTCAATATGACCACCGAAAAACTCAAAGCTACTGACATTGTTTCCAGTGGTCTGACTTGCAATACCAAAGCCGGTGAAGCTGCACAAGCCACGGGCGTGTACCATATTAAGTGCCATGACAAAGACGGTAACTTAAAATGGCAAGCTGATTCCAAGAATCTGGTGGTAAACGCTGGTCTGGCTTACATGGCTGGGACGGCTCTGACCTCAGTTGCTCAGATCACCACTTGGTACATTGGCTTGTACGGCGCTGCGGCCTCGAACACCCCTGCGGCTGGTGACACGATGTCTTCCCACGCTGGATGGACTGAGGTTGTGCCTTACAGCAATGCAACCCGTGTGGCTGCTACGTTTGCTACTGCTACAACAGCTAACCCATCGGTTGTGACTAACTCTGCGTCTCCTGCATCGTTTACGATCAATGCCACATCGACTGTGGGCGGGGCTTTCTTGACCAGCGGCAGTGCTAAGAGCGGCACGACTGGGACGTTGTTCTCGGCTGCTGACTTTGGCTCCCCCGGTGATCGCTCGGTTGTGTCTGGAGATTCACTGTCTGTGACCTACACGTTCAGCTTGGCTGGATGATATGGCGGGTTGGGGTTCCGGCTCATGGGGACAAGTAGGCTGGGGTGACTCACTCTACGACTCCTCCGTTTCCGAAACTGCCACTGGCACAGATGCAGTAACAGCGTTAGCGGCCCTTGGAGCTTCGGTCAGTGAGACTGCCACGGGGACAGACGATGTATCCAGTTTGGTACAGGTCAATGCGGCGGTTACAGAGACAAGCACGGGCACGGATGCGGTTACTTCGGCTCAAGGGTTTATAGCGGCGGTGACTGAGACGGGTACGGGTAGTGATGCGATTACTTCTACTGCGACTTACGGGGTATCGGTTACTGAGACGGGGACTGGATCGGATGCGGTAACAAGTACTCCCACATACGGGGCTACGGTTACAGAGGCTGCTACGGGTACGGATGCGACGGGAGCGAGTTTTCAGTTCTTTGGGACTATTGACGAGACAGCCAGCGGTTCGGATGCAGTTGTCTCAGCGTTGTCGGTTAGTCCAAGTGTTTCAGAAAGCGCCAGCGTAGCGGATTCTGTTGGGGCGGCGCAGGGTTTTGCAGCTAGTGTGTCGGAGTCGGCAGTTAGCGCGGATACATTGGCGGCGGCAGCGGCGTTTATAGCTTCTGTTGTAGAGTTGGCAACTGGGACGGATACGGTAAATGGGCGACCTTTCTGGGAAATTATTGATGACACGCAGACCGCAAACTGGCAAAATATCAACGATGCACAGACTGCTGGTTGGACGCAGGTAGATGATACACAGACAGCCAACTGGACGGCTATCACAACGATTTAGGAGTACTAGATGACAACGGCATATTCTTCGTTATTGGGCCTTGCGCTTCCTGTACAGGGTGAGCTTGCAGGGCAGTGGGGTGATACGGTCAACGACTACATCACAAAGTATCTGGACGCATCTATTGCGGGTAGCCTATCAATTACAGCAGACGTTACGCTGAC